GCGCCACAACCCCTGCATTTAGATATATCAACATCGGTGTAGAAATCTTTGCGGCCTTCGAACCCGGCGGCTTTGAGTAACTCCACCAGATCGCCAAGACGAAGCATTGCAACATATTCCTCAGCAGCTTCACCTTGACCATTGAGCCTGAAGCAAGCGAACCCCAATAAGCCGCTTTTGGCTGTCCTAGTTTCGATCTGGCGGAGTGTCCCCCTGATGTCGAGTGCTGAGCGAGCCTTGACCTCGCAGTCGAACGGGACATTGAGTATGTCTCGCCCATTACCTCGACCAACTGAAGCGCCTTCCCAGGTGCGTTTCAGAAACTCTGCTACTACTCTCTCGGTTCGAAAACCTCGATGCTTACGGCTTTGACTCATTGACCGCATGACATTTCTTGCATGACCAGGTGATTGCCTGACCTTGAATCCAGAACGCTAACTCTTCTTTAGGTACTGGTTCATTGCATAGATGGCAGATAATTCTTACTTGCATGGCATCGAGCATTTCCCGCGATTTAGCCTTTTCGTAAAGCTCATCATCTGTTGGGAACTTCTCCCATTCTCCATCTTGATTAAGAAATTGCAAGCCGCTCATTATCCGCGTCCTTTCTGCTTAACCCATTTACCGTTATTGTCGATCTCTAACCAGATTGGTTCACACTTTTCCAAGAATCCACCTGCTGGATTTTGGCATGAGAACTGCGCCCACGGCTTGTTATTCTTCTTTGATACTCCATCGCGAAACTTCATTACTCCATGCTCGCAACTAGGAATATCATCATCAATCTTAGATCCGCCTAAAGTTTCTTGCACTAGGGCAACCGCTTCTGCTGCGCTAGGCGCTGGTGATACTGCCTTGACAGTCCAGGGATCATCCTCGACCGGCATTGTTATCTTGTCGGCTAACTTCTCAGCAAAAGGTTTTGATGCAGGCTTGTCGGCTATTTGTCCGACTTTTTCCATATCATCTCTAGTTGCTGTTTGTCCTCCCTTAAGAAGCGTGATTGCTCTTCCAAGACTTGATGAAGCAATATCTTCTGCGTAAAATCTACGCATGTTTGAGTTATAAAGATCCCTAACTCCATGAGCGATATTAGAAGTCGCAGGGTAAGCATCATTAGCATCGCGATAAACTTCTGCGCGACATGTGATAATCCCCTTTTCGACATCGTGATAAGTGATGACAATGTTTGTCCTTCCCATTGGGTAGTTTTCGATAAACCATTTATTCAGCATGGCTACTGTCTCGTAATCTTCCAACTTATACATAAAGTTCATTCTCCTCTGTATGCAGTTGTCCAGCGATAGCCGTATAAGCTGCTAGATCCACATAAGTGTCAGTCTTTGCAGTTTCCATACTTCTGGCTATTTTGACGAGTGCCATGCACATCGCGACCTGATAATCAGTAACTGGCATTTCCAGATAAGTTGACCAGAGGGCTGCTGTTCTTGCCATGTTGTCAGTCGGATGACCGTATTCCAGACCACGATCTTGGATAGTTGCTCTTGCTTCAACGAGATAGTCTTTTGCATTCATGCTCTTACCTTATCGCGCTGATCATAAAACTTGCGCATTGCCCGGCGGCCTTCTTTATAGCCAGCATCTACTCCCATTGAGTAAAACACTACAACGGTGGCTAACCAGCCAACCATTAGTAAAGCGATTTCATAGATTGTCATATTGCTCCCTTTTACCAGAATCTCTGGATTGGGATAAGCATGGCATCGCTATCTGACTTTGCTTGGCACATTCTGATAACGAAACGGTAACAATTCGGCCTCGTCTACGGCATCATCGATCGAACGGCGAATGTCTGGAAAGTCATCTAGACCTGCCATAGCGCCTTCCATGCACCTGAAATGTCCCATCCTTTTCGATGTAAATTAGGTCAACTTGAACATTCTTACCATTCTCGGTGACGATTGCAAAGGCCTGCTGCCAATTAGGCGTTGAAACGTATTTGGCGGCTTTTAGATCCATTGCATGTCCTACTTCAACTCCATGCAGAACACGCCTTAAAACCCCGTTAGAAGCCTCAGAAGAGGCACTTCTGCCCGCTCTATGCGTATGCCCCATGATTACGCTCTGGCCATGCCGTTTAGCCTGGTTAAGCGCTGATAAGCCAGGATTAGGGTTTAGGCTGCCAAGATCCCCATGAATGGCAATCCAGCCCTTAGCGATAGGCATTGGCGTAGTCCAGAACTTGACTCCCATTTCATCAAGTTTCAAAAACTTTTCAAACTTCAATTCTGGCAAGGATAAGAACGCTGGGATCTTCTTCATGATTACTTTGTACAATCGATCCGTATGATTGCTACGCACCATATGCGCTTCCTTGGAATACTCGAAGAGCGACCAAAGAACATCAACTGTTCGATCGCGATCCTCAGCTAAAGTCTGCTCGTACCAGCCCGGGGTATTTTCTGTCCATCGGCTGATTTGTGGCAAGTCGATTTCATCTCCGATAGTAAGTACAGCATCGGGCCGAAACGCTTTAATAAATAAACTGAGATTGCGTACAACATGTGAATCTTCGTAGGGACATTGCAAGTCTGGAATGACTACGGTTCGTTTCATTAATCCTCATCGTCATCGTCATAGGGGATGCGGCCAGGAAGTTCAGGCAACCAGTTAGGGGTTGGCAGAATCGTTGCTGGGTAGGTTAAAGGTTCAAGCAAAATAGCCAATGCTAATTCGGGCGTGAACCCTGCTCTTCTTAGGGATTTGTAATACTCATTAAGCCCGATGCAATACTGATCGAGCATAGAATAAGCCTCTAGATCGATAGCCTTCTTTCGCGCCATGGCTTTATTGTGACTTATCGCAGAGGATTTCGTAGATTTTATCAACGCGTGTCTCTAAACGAGTTACGGCATCTTTCATTGATGAACCGCTATTCGGCTTCAACTCCGCTAAATAGTGTTTGATCATGAAGTTGAGCATGGCAGTAACACCACCCAGAACCGTCACGATCGCTACTGCAAGCGCAGCATAATCCTGCGCTGTCATTTTTTAGGCGTGGCATATCCGAAGATGCCTGCAACGATTGAACCGAGGATCGCTCGGTAATCGAGTGCAAAGTTAGAAGTTGTACCCCACACAGCCAAGAAGGCTCCGATAGATACGATTGCTGGGTGCTTCATATTCATATACTTGCTCCTAGTAGTGGGATTTGAAAGAACGAACCATCTTGATCGCCCTTGATGCTAAACGAGACATGGAGATGATGGCGATGCTTGTTAATCCCAGTATAAGTTCTCCAGCGCCAAGCGCTTTTGGCGCTTGCAATTTTGCCGTCAAAGATGAGATACGAGATGCGTTTATCAGACTTTGCCAACTGACGAAGTTGATCCGCCACATCGGGCATGATGTCTGGCTTTGGCTTTCCTGATAAATCCCGGTCAATGTCAATGGCACGAACCCAGCCTTCGCCATCTGGATTATGGTCAGACTTACGAGCTGAGTGCCGACTATCACCGATCCAGCCATCTGAGGTGCGGTCACGATCGCCGAAACAATCATCGAACTGTTCTCGAAGTTGTTGCCCTGCCTTGCATAATTTAGGTTTCATCCAAGTATGAGAGCAACTTCTTCGGCCGTAATTCCAAGTCTGTTTAGAATTGCGGCTCTTTCATTTTCTCTTGCTTGATCCTGATCCGCTTTCCAAGCATCGACTTTGTTAAATCCATCTAGGAATTCTTTCTTAGAAAGTGGCGTAACACCTTCATCATATTGAATAGAATCAAAATCATCGCCAGTAATTACCCAGCCGCCTGTTGGAATCAACATTAAAAGAACATCTGAACCTTTAGCCATATTATGCACCGATTTCCATAAGGGTTAGAGTTGAAACTGAGTTAGTTGCGCTAGTCGAGTAATTTTGGACATAAACCACGCTTGTATTCTGATTAGAACAGAATTGGGTCTTATAAGTTGTTGCTGAGGTTGTTGCTGGAGAATCTAGATAGGAACTAGTTACTGAGCCGATATTGTTGAAAGTAGTAGTGTTTGTATATGCGATAATATCGCTCATTTGCAAGATATCGCTTGCACCGCGTAAAAGTTTTAAATGCATTCTGGTCGATCCAGATTTAGATACACCCATTTGAGACACAATTACTAGAATTTTGCTTGTCGCTGAAGTCGGGGTTATCGTTGCAGTTAATCCTGTGTCAACAAAAGTATTAGTACTTGAAGCCACTTCTGTTGCATAAGTCGTATTTACAACCTGTAAAACTTTACCGCCACCGGCAGGCGAAGCCCATTTAAGTCCTGTTGCTGTTGTTGAATCAACAGTTAAAACTTGGCCATTAGTGCCTACCGCTAAACGCGCTGGAGTATCTGCTGCTGTTGCAGAAATGAGATCGCCCTTAGCATCAACAATCGCATTCTGGATAGCGTTTGAATCATCTTGAGCAACCCAAGAAAAGTCTAGGTCTGTGTTAGAAGCCTTAGCTAGTACTTGGCCAGTTGTGCCGCCTTTAAGGTCGACGAATGCTGTATCGATATCCTGCCCGAGTGCAGCGATGGCTGTAGCGCCATCCTTTACTAAGTCTGTCGATTGGGGAATGTCCCAGCCGAAGTTGGTTGTTGTTGTTGCCATTAGGCTACGACTCCTA